CTATGCTGTTTTGATATCTACGATAATCCAGTCTTTACCACGATCATCATTGTATCGGTCGGTCATTTTTCTGGATTTATGACCTAACAACTTTTGCGTATCCAGACCCTGTTCCCGATATAACCGTTCTGACAGAGATCGCTGCTCATGAAATGTGGGCGCAGTTCCTGGCTCCCATTTTATGCCACATTTTTCCCTGGCCTTTTTAAAAGCCGTTGTAAGAGTATTTGCAGAAACCTGGTCTCCTCTGTTTGCTTGAGAGGTAGTGTGACGGTAATGGACCAGATATTTACTAACAACAGCATCCCTGCACTGAGATATAACTTCACGAAGGGTAATATTCAGAGCATCGCATTTCAGGCTAAGCGGAATAGCAAGTTTTGAACCGGTTTTTTCCTGAGTAATGTGCAACATGTCGTCCCATATATCAGAGAATTTCAAATTGCAGATATCGCCTAAACGTTGTCCAGTAACAAGAGCAAGTAGCATGCCGCATTTTAAATAGGGCTGCCGTCTGCTTACGCTTTCAAATATTGCCTGCCATTCGGGCAGTGATAATCTTTGGCGGTTTACTCGATTTCGCGGTTGTTTTGTTGCCTGCGCTGGGTTAAATCCTGGCGGAACATGTCCTGCGTGTTGTGCTTCTTTGAAGACGTCGATCAACACCATTCTCACGACTTGCGCCATCCTGTTATGACCTTCAGCCTTTACAGCATCAATTATTTCGGCAATATCAAGTGCGGTAATATCCTTGAGGTGTTGCATTCCACAATGCTCACGGAAAAGACGAATGGGTTTACCTTTTTGCCGATAGGAGTTGGGTTTTAGTTCATTATGTTGCAGCCTGTCCTCCTGGATAGAAATATATTTATCAAGCCATTCTGTCACCGTAATGTCTGAACGCCTGCCTTTCATTCTTTCTAGACGCTCATTGACGCTTAATATTTGTCGGGTACGTTGTTCAGCAATAATGGTATTTGCTTCAGTAGCAACTTGTTTTGCTTCATTCTCATCAGTTCCTAAGCTATGAAAACGACCGGATAGTGGATGTTTGTATTGCCAATATACCTTTCCGGTTCGCTTATCTAATTTGCAATATAAATTGGGTATAGAGATTTTGTGAGATCGGGGTCTAGCAGCCATCAGCGATTATCCGTTGGAGTTTTGGGTTTGCGTTTATTGGGAGTTGCGGTTCTGCAAGCGTTCCTACAAAACGGGAATTTCGGTCAATCATCCAGTAGCGACCAACTTTTATAGCGGGTGGGGCCATCATTTTCCCTTGCGCGTATTTTTTCAGAACTCGCTCACTTGGTGCTAAGTCCCCAAATTCTTCTTTAGCCCAGTCCTGTAAAGTGATTAGTCGAGACATTTGTCCTCCTCTTAGCTGCTGAGGGAGTTTGTGACCGATATATCTGACATGATATTAAGCTCATGGCAGGTACATCTCTTGACTGGTCATAGAGATAAATTTAATGCTGAGAAATGCAGTATTGAATTTATCAATTTTTCTATTTCCTGCGTATGGCACGTAACTTCTTAATGTGTTCTGCTGTATCGATCTCTTCGGCTATCCGATCTGCATCAGCTTTATTCACAGGTTCAAAGTCATGATTAAAGCGGAACATGCTGGCGATACATGTTCTGCCTTTTTGGATGTAGTGAACTTTGTTGTGGGTAGAACGCAGGATTTTGCAGGGAGTGCCGTGGTGGTCGACGTACCAGGTGTTAGGAAAAATGATTCTGAACATTTTTACACCTCAGTTGGACGATGTTGAAATTTGCTGCTTTGAGGCCATTACAATCCCCATTGTTTGTTCTTAAGTTCGATCTCCTCCTGGCAACTTGCACAAGTCCGACAACCCTGAACGGCCAGGCGTCTTCGCTCATCTATGGGATCGCCACACTCACAACAATGAGTGGCAGATATAGCCTGGTGGTTCAGGCGGCGCATTTTTATTGCTGTGTTGCGCTGTAATTCTTCAATTTCTGATGCTGAATCAATGATGTCTGCCATCTTCCATTAATCCCTGAATTGTTGGTTAATACGCTTGAGGGTGAATGCGAATAATAGAAAAGGAGCCTGTAGCTCCCTGATGATTTTGCTTTTCATGTTCACCCTTCCTTAAAAACGCCGTTTAACATGCCGATCGCTAGGCTTAAATGAGTCGGTGTGAATCCCATCAGCGTTACCGTTTCGCGGTGCTTCTTCAGTACGCTACGGCAAATGTCATCGACGTTTTTATCCGGAAACTGCTGTCTGGCTTTTTTGATTTCACAATTAGCCTGACGGGCAATGCTGCGAAGGGCGTTATTATGTTCTATTGTCATATTGGCCTCACACTTCGAATGCCAACTGAGGGGTAAAGACGTCCCGTTCAGCGTTGTAATTAAGTGAACTGGCACTGTTGAATGATTCAATGCGTTCCACAAGAACTTGCGTACGGGTTTCTTTACTTGCGGGAGCATATGGCGAACCTACCCAGGATTTGTCGATGCCTATATTTCTTGCGACGTTCGTGCTGTCTGCAGACGAAAGCGGTACATGAGTAAAAATGTCTTTATTTAACATCCGTAACCCATGAATCTTGGTGATTGGGTAGCCGTACTGATCTACAACATGACGTATAAGATCGCGTAGTTTAGCCCGACACGCTCTCGGTCGTTTTGCATCGTATTCCCCCATCGAGCCGATGCAGACGCGGGGAAACTCATGGCACAGACGAATAAATCGCTCATCTGGTTCGTTCATGTGCCACACCGGAGCACCAATAAATTTACCGTGAGGCCATGCCGCAATCAGGGCGTCATTCTCTTCACTGGTTCCGCCGATAACATCCGGGATAACCGCGAATGAGAAACGAGGGTGATTACCCCAGCGTTCAACAAATCTGTAATATTCATTCCAGTCTACGGCCTTGTTTTTTGTCCAGAATGTGAATGCACCATTATCAAGAGCAAATGATTGGGTGACTTCGGAAGCCAGATCAATCTGAGCTGGATTAGCAAAACTGATGAATGCGTGTCTGCCTTTCCAGGCTTTCAACGCACAGGTATCGGGAGTTATTGGACCACCGTGAAAATGAATCATACACTCTCCCGTTTATTATTTATCTCCTCAGCCAGTCGCTGGGCTTTCAGCGGATTTCGGATAACAGAAGGCCCGGGAAATACCCAGCCTCGCTTTGTAACGGAGTAGACGAAAGTGATCGCACCTACCCGGATATTATCGTGAGGATGCTTCATCGCCATTGCTCCCCAAATACAAAACCAATTTCAGCCAGTGCCTCGTCCATTTTTTCGATGAACTCCGGCACCATCTCGTCAAAACTCGCCATGTACTTTTCATCCCGCTCAACCACGACATAATGCAGTCCTTCACGCTTCATACGCGGGTCATAGTTGGCAAAGTACCAGGCATCTTTTCGCGTCACCCACATGCTGTACTGCACCTGGGCCATGTAAGCTGACTTTATGGCCTCGAAACCACCGAGCCGGAACTTCATGAAATCCCGGGAGGTAAACGGGCATTTCAGTTCAAGGCCGTTGCCGTCACTGCATAAACCATCTGGAGAGCAGGCGGTACGCATACTTTCGTCGCGATAGATGATCGGTGATTCAGTAACATTCACGCCGGAAGTGAACTCAAACAGGGCTCTGGCGTCGTTCTCGTACTGTTTTCCCCAGGCCAGCGCTTTAGCGTTAACTTCCGGAGCCACACCGGTGCAAACCTCAGCAAGCAGGGTGTGGAAGTAGGACATTTTCATGTCAGGCCACTTTTTTCCGGAGCGGGGTTTTGCTATTACGTTACGAACTTCTGAAGCTGTGATGACGCCGAGCCGTAATTTGTGCCACGCATCATCCCCCTGTTCGACAGCTCTCACGTCGATCCCGGTACGCTGCAGGATAATGTCCGGTGTCATGCTGCCACCTTCTGCTCTGCGGCTTTCTGTTTCAGGAATCCAAGAGCTTTTACTGCTTCGGCCTGTGTCAGTTCTGACGATGCGCGAATGTCGCGGCGAAATATCTGGGAACAGAGCGGCAATAAGTCGTCATCCCATGTTTTATCCAGGGCGATCAGCAGAGTGTTAATCTCCTGCATGCTTTCATCGTTAACCGGAGTGATGTCGCGTTCCGGCTGACGTTCTGCAGTGTATGCGGTATTTTCGACAATGCGCTCGGCTTCATCCTTGTCATAGATACCAGCAAATCCGAAGGCCAGACGGGCACACTGAATCATAGCTTTATGCCGTAACATTCGTTTGGGATGCGACTGCCACGGTCCCGTGATTTCTCTGCCTTCGCGGGTTTTGAATGGTTCGCGGCGGCATTCATCCATCCACTCGGTAACGCAGATCGGATGATTACGGTCCTTGCGGTAAATCCGGCATGTACATGATTCATTGTCCTGCTCAAAGTCCATGCCATCAAACTGCTGGTTTTCATTAATGATGCGGGACCAGCCATCAACGCCCACCACAGGAACGATGCCGTTCTGCTTATCAGGGAAGGCGTAAATTTCTTTCGTCCACGGATTAAGGCCGTACTGGTTGGCGACGATCAGCAATGCGATGAACTGCGCATCGCTGGCATCACCTTTAAATGCCGTCTGACGAAGAGTGGTGATCAGTTCCTGTGGGTCGACAGAATCCATGCCGACACGTTCAGCCAGCTTCCCGGCTAGCGTTGCGAGTGCTGTACTCATCCGTTTTATACCTCTGAATCAATATCAACATGGTGGTGAGCAATGGTTTCAACCATGTACCGGATGTGTTCTGCCATGCGCTCCTGAAACTCAACATCGTCATCAAACGCACGGGTAATGGCTTTTTTGCTGGCCCCGCAGCGTTGCAAATGATCGATGCAGAGTGATTCAAACAGGTGCTGTGGAAGACCTTTTTCCATGTCGTCTGCCAGTTCTGCCTCTTTCTCTTCACGGGCGATCTGCTGGTAGTGACGCGCCCAGCTTTGAGCCTCAAGACGATCCTGAATGTAATAAGCGTTCATGGCTGAACTCCTGAAAATGGCTGTGAAAATATCGCCCGCGAAATGCCGGGCTGATTAGGAAAACAGGAAAGGGGATTAGTGATTCAGGCCGTTGCCGCGCCCGTCGAGAAAAACTTCCACGAGCAAATCACGGGTATAAGTGCGCTCGATGCCGCGATGCAGATAAAGCCGTCCGCGTAAATTAGCTGATGCAGTCCAGGTACCATCTTTGTGTTTGACCAGCATTCCTGGCATGACCGCACCTCGATTAACGGTCTGCGTTCCGTAATGTTGATGAACCATAAAAACTCCTGCCCGTAAGCTGGGCTGCTGAACATATAGAGACTTCTGCGCGTATTCAGGCGGTGGATGGCCGCCGGTTGTCATAACTAAGCCGCCTCGTTGAAACGACTGAGGTATGAAGTGTTGAGTTGATTTCAGCTGGTCACACCGACGTTCACGCGTCCGCTTCACCCCTCGCACTTCCCGAAGCCTGCTGAAATTCAAGCTGCGGACCTAAGCGGTCATCGCAACGGTGAATCAGGTGGTTGCCGTATCGTTGTGTTGTTGCGATGAATTTATTTAAAACTATAGTTGTTTTGTTGTCAACAACAAAAGTTGTTTTATTGGTTGTTTTAGATGTAACTGGTTGTATTTAGGATGGGTTTATTTTGTGACTTGCATCGCATAGCGATAACTGAAGGGAGATTGTGGTGGTTTTTTGAACGGTATACGTGATGAGGGGAGGGGATAAAAGAAAACCCGGCACGGTGGCCGGGTATCTTTATTCGAATGGAAGATCTATTTGCCTTTGAGGATTCAACTGTTTTTTTACATGCTCAATTTCGAATATGGTTTTTATGGCATCTCCGATCATATATTGAGTTACTTTTAAATCTACAAGTAACATATCACCTTTAGAAAAATTTAAGGTGTTGTTATCAATATCGCTGATGAATTTCTGGTCTTTTATTTCAGCCAAAAAGCTACTGGCACCATCAGAAAACCGCCACCGGCTTCCTTCATTGAAGGAAATATTTTTAATTTGAAGGGCTTTCTCTACTGTGTACTCTGAAATTATTGATTCTGCTGGTAGATTGACTTTGAAATAATGTGCTTCTTGCTTGTTGATCGTCATGAATGTCAAACCATCATCGACAGTAGAGGCAAAGCTGTCAATGCCTTCCTGCTCTAATGGCTTACTTATAACTTCTTGTAATGAAGAGCGAAGTTTAATATTTTTATAAAGTTCAATAACGTTACTGTCGTAGATCTCGCTTTCGTCATCAACAAAGACTTCGATGTTGCTATCAGGCAAATTGTGTAATTTTTTTATTTTCCTTGGACCTATCCATTTTATCAGTTGAATTAGGCCTTTGCATATTTTTTCTTTAGAACCAGGACAGAGTCCAATAAAAGCAATCAAATTCGCAGCGGCTGTTGCTGAATCGCCGGATAAAAAATCAACAGCCTGTTTGAACCAAGATGTAGATGAGGCAACCAGATCTATTCCAAATGAGCCAGCTTTAAATGATGCATTGACTTTTACAGAAACAACAGTCTTGTTTCCGTAGAGAGTTTTACCGGCTTCCTCTAATGCATCTGATAGTGATAGAAGGGCAGGAGCAAGGTCTCGCACGTTCATTTCATGCGTTTCCAGTGCCGGACCGTCGTATACTATCCTGAACTTCATATCATTGGTTTCCGAATTGTTGCCCGCATCCATTATGGCATTCACCTGATCACATATACAGTTAATTTACGATATTGTCTTAAATCTTAAAACTTCTATTGTATGGCTACCCATGCTTCCTATACGTCTGCGGCATGCTCCCAATAACCTTACCGAAGATGAACACCCGGTTCATCTCGTCTTTCTCGATCGGGTCCCAAGGTGAGTAGCTCTTGTTATCAGAGATAACCAGCAGCTTATCCTTCATCATTTGCAGACGCTTTACATGGGCTGTGTCGTCGTACAGAAACGCATAGATACCATCACCGTCGAAAGATTTAACCGTGATATCAACGAACAGCAGATCACCTGGTTCGATCGTTCCTGACATGCTGTCACCGCGTACGTTAATGATACGGATATTTTCCGCCTTCCTGCCATCGAACATGTGACGAGCATCGTCAAACGAATACTCAACCGAACGTAGAACTTCTACAAACTCACGGTTGATGACTCCCGGCCCGGCACTCACTTCGATATCAAGAACGTCAATCTTAAAGTATTTGGAATGGCTGACAGTTGTTTGTATTGGTTGCACTGTACTGTCTGACATATTTCCAACGCCAGAAGATAACCATTCTGCGCGCACACCCAAAGCGTTCGCGATCTCCACGATTTTAGTTGTTTGGTTAGCTTTCCCTGTTTCGATTTTCTGAATAGCTGCTTGGCTAACCCCGACCAAATCCCCAAGCGCCTTTTGTGTAAGGCCTCGCGCTAATCTGGCTTCTTTAAGTCTTTCTGAGAGTGTTGTTTTCATAGTCCAAATGTACAACCAAGGTTTTATTTCATCAAACGAAAATGGTTGTTGACTAAAAACAACCATGGTTTTAATCTTGATTCAAATTAACCACGGAGGTTGTTATGAACCCAGCCATCAAAACAGCGATCAATATCGTTGGTTCACAAAAGAAACTAGGCGCTGCCTGCGAAGTTTCACAGCAGGCCGTCTATAAGTGGCTTCACAACAAAGCAAAGGTATCCCCTGAACATGTCGGCAGCATTGTTACGGCTACTGGTGGAGTAGTGAAGGCATACCAGATTCGCCCGGATCTTCCGAAGTTGTTTCCACACACTGAAAAGAACGCAGCTTAAATTTCCATTTCACGCTCTTTAACAATAAGCAATCAACTTAACAGTCAATTCAAACTAAAGGAGTCAATTATGCAACCACTTACATACCAACAGACTAGCGGATTTAGCCCGACTGCGGTGATAAATCGTTCTCAAACAAAACAAGCTCCAGGCCACGAAAAAATCCGTGATGCCGTCCGCGCCTGGTCGGCTGTAGATAATCAGGATGTCGTTGCCGCACTCATTGTGAATGAGTATCGGGAGCAGGGCGGCGGCACCATCGATTTCCCTGATGATGTCAGCCGTGCACGCCAGAAGCTGTTCCGCTTCCTCGATAACAAATTCGATTCTGAAAAATACCGAAATAACGTGCGTGAACTGACCCCGGCAATTCTGGCGGTACTACCGCTGGAATATCGCGGTTACCTAGTTGAGCAGGATAGCTTCATGGCTCGGCTGGCTGAAATGGAAAAGGAACTCAGTGAGGCAAAGCAGGCGGTCATTCTCAACGCACCACGCCACCAGAAACTGAAGGAGATGAGTGAAGGCATTGTGTCGATGTTTCGAGTGGACCCGGATCTGGCTGGTCCACTGATGGCGATGGTCACCACCATGCTGGGGGCAATATGACAGGTTCAGAAATGGCGAAAGCCGGTCTGCTGGAACAGAACCGACTTTCAGGTGCAAATCGTAACACACTCATTGCGGGAGGAATTATGGCAAACACTGCTGAGATATTCAATTTTCCAGTGCCGGATGCGGCACAAAAGGAGCCGCGCGTGGCAGATCTCGATGATGGTTATACGCGCATTGCAAATGAGTTGCTGGAAGCTGTGATGCTGGCCGGATTAACACAGCACCAGCTTCTGGTCTTTCTGGCTGTCATGCGCAAAACATATGGCTTTAATAAAAAACTGGATTGGGTTAGCAACGAGCAACTTTCCGAATTAACCGGGATATTGCCGCACAAGTGTTCTGCTGCAAAAAGTGTTCTGGTAAAGCGTGGGATTTTTATTCAGAGCGGGCGGAATACCGGCATTAATAATGTGGTCAGTGAATGGTCTACATTACCCGAATCAGGTAAGAAAAATAAAGTTTACCTGAAAGAGGTAAATTTACCTGAATCAGGTAAAAAAAGTTTACCCAAATCAGGTAAAGGCGTTTACCCGAATCAGGTAAACACAAAAGACAAACTAACAAAAGACAATATAAAACATTTTTCGTCCGAGAATTCTGGCGAATCCTCTGACCAACCAGAAAACGATCTTCCTGTGGTGAAACCGGATGCTGCAATTCAGAGCGGCAGCAAGTGGGGGACAGCAGAAGACCTGACCGCCGCAGAGTGGATGTTTGACATGGTGAAGACCATCGCGCCATCAGCCAGAAAACCGAATTTTGCAGGGTGGGCTAACGATATCCGCCTGATGGGCTAACGATATCCGCCTGATGCGTGAACGTGACGGACGTAACCACCGCGACATGTGCGTGCTGTTCCGCTGGGCATGCCAGGACAACTTCTGGTCCGGTAACGTGCTAAGTCCGGCCAAACTCCGCGACAAGTGGACCCAACTCGAAATCAACCGTAACAAGCAACAGGCAGGCGTGACAGCTAGCAAACCAAAACTCGACCTGACAAACACAGACTGGATTTACGGGGTGGATCTATGAAAAACATCGCCGCACAGATGATTAACTTTGACCGTGAGCAGATGCGCCGGATCGCCAACAACATGCCGGAACAGTACGACGAAAAGCCGCAGGTACAGCAGGTAGCGCAGATAATCAACGGTGTATTCAGCCAGTTACTGGCAACTTTCCCGGCGAGCCTGGCTAATCGTGACCAGAACGAACTGAACGAAATCCGCCGCCAGTGGGTTCTGGCTTTCCGGGAAAACGGGATCACCACAATGGAACAGGTGAACGCCGGAATGCGTGTTCCCCGTCGGCAGAATAGACCATTTCTGCCATCACCCGGGCAGTTTGTTGCATGGTGCCGGGAAGAAGCATCCGTTACCGCCGGGCTGCCAAACGTCAGCGAGCTGGTTGATATGGTTTACGAGTATTGCCGGAAGCGTGGTCTGTATCCGGATGCAGAGTCTTATCCGTGGAAATCAAACGCGCACTACTGGCTGGTTACCAACCTGTATCAGAACATGCGGGCCAATGCGTTGACTGACGCGGAATTACGGCGCAAGGCTGCCGATGAACTGTCCTGTATGACCGCGCGAATTAACCGTGGTGAGGCGATACCTGAACCAGTAAAACAACTTCCTGTCATGGGCGGTAGACCTCTAAATCGTGCACAGGCTCTGGCGAAGATCGCAGAAATCAAAGCTAAGTTTGGGCTGAAAGGAGCAATTGTATGACGGGCAAAGAGGCAATTATTCATTACTTGGGGACTCATAAGAACTTCTGTGCGCAGGACGTTGCCGCGGTAACAGGTGCAACCGTAACCAGCATAAATCAGGCTGCGGCTAAAATGGCGCGGGCAGGAATCCTCGTCGTTGATGGTAAGGTCTGGCGAACGGTGTATTATCGGTTCGCTACCAGAGAAGAATGGGAAGGAAAGGTGAGCACGAATTTGATTTTTAAGGAGTGTCGCCAGAGTGCCGCGATGAAACGGGTATTGAGGGTATATAAAAGAACATCAATGGGTACACAATGA